GGTAAAATCCCGGCAAACGGTTTGTCTTCGTTGGAAAATATAAGTGGAGAGACCTTAGCGTCTCTTGGCTTAACTTCCCACGGGCCGAATCAGATGCCTACGGCAGTTGTTCATAAGTCTATTTCCACACCTCGTGGTAAATTTTCTTTTGACTGACTAATAAGGTCGGGGGGCTACGGCCCCCCTTTCCTTTGGAGGAATTATGGCAGGAAAAATCAACATGATCACGGCTTATGTTGGTGGCAGAGTTGCTCCTGTGTCTCCTAAAGAGGCATATGGACATTCCACCGCGGCAGGTCGTGGTTATTACACTATGGACGACATGTCCGATGAGAGGACTGACGAGTTCGTGAGAGCCCAGAAGGCTTCAAACAACATGGCAAATGTTGAGGGAGAAATGGTTGGCTCTTGGAACCTTGACTTTTAATTGAAGATAATAAACCTACCGTCCAAGGAATGGGACGAACTAACCCTCGCTGATTTCGGAGGGAAAAGGACAGAGAAATCTGTCTGCGTTGTAAGATACGGCGGAATGGGGGACATGATACAAGTCTCTTCCTTGTTTCCTTTATTCAAGGAACAAGGATACCGTGTCTGTGTAAATGTTAGTGAGCGGGGAAAGGAGATATTAGAGAGTGATCCTAATGTTGATGAACTTTTAGTTCAAGAAACAGATCAAGTTCCTAATGATCGATTGACTCCATACTGGGAAAGGTTAGAGAAGTGCTTTGATAAATTTGTCCAGCTTTCCGAATCAATTGAGGGTTCTCTTTTATTAACTCCTGAACGCGAAGAGGAAATTCGTGGGGAGCGAGTTTTGGTAGAGAGCAGTAAAGATTATAATCTCTCTAAAGAAGAGATTCATGAAAAATATAATGTAAATTATATGGAAAGAACTCATGACATAGCTGGGCTACCTTATAAGTTTCTTCCTAAATTTTATCCCACTCTAGAAGAAAAGAAGCATGCTAGAAGGCAGCGTAAAAAAATTAAATCAAAATATGTAATTCTTTGGGCTCTCTCCGGCTCATCTGTTCATAAAGTTTATCCTTGGACTGATGCAGTAATGTCTAGAATCCTAATGGATAGAAAAGATTTATCTTTTGTCACTGTAGGGGATGGTCTTTGTGAACTATTAGAGGTTGGATGGGAGGACGAAAAAAGAGTTGTTACAAAATCAGGCAAGTGGTCAGTTAGAGAAACTCTTGCCTTCCTAGATGTTTGTGATGTCGTAGTAGGACCAGAAACAGGCGTGTTGAATGCGGCTTCTACGTTGGATTGCCATAAGACAGTAATGCTGTCTCATTCTTCCCACGAAAACTTATCTAAACACTGGAAAAATACAACAGCTCTCGGGCCGGAGGATTATCCAGATTATTGCTTTCCATGTCACAAGATGCATTACGGATTTAGTACATGTAACCGAGATAAGGAAACCGGGGGCGCCATGTGCGCCGCAAAGATAAACCCAAAAAATGTAGTAGAGGATATATTGAGAAATATTAAATGAGCACATATTTAGTTTTATGCCAAGATATGGCTAGGGACATTGGAATTCCCGGTACAGGCCCGTCAAGTGTTACTTCTTCTTCTTTATCTGAGGAAGAGAATGCTGTTGTTCGTTACGTGGCTCAAGCAGATCAAGACATACAGAGTCGATGGTTTGATTGGGATTACCTTTGGTCTACTGCAACCATGACAACAATTACAAGTACGGCTACGCTTGCGGCGACAAATACTTCTCCGGGTGCTTTTCCAACTGACTTGGGCAATTGGAAACTTGGCTCTGTTGTGTGGGACCCAACCTCAGAGTCTTATCAAATTTTAGAATATGAACCGTGGAATGAATACAGGGAAAATTATAAGTATGGGACAGTTGATTCTGATATTCCAGAAGTTTTTTCTGTTCACCCTGATAACACATTAGACTTCTATCCTACTCCCAGTTCTGCTACCGCAGTACAGGCTGAGTATTGGGCGACTCCAACCGTGTTGGCCGCAGACGCTGACGTCTCTGCTATACCCCCAAGGTTCCAGAAGATAATTATAGCCCGAGCCAAGATGTATTATGCAGAGAATGAAGATGCTCCAGAAATTATGGCTGGCGCGTTAGCGGAGTTTGAGGATTTATTGGATAAGTTAGAAGCAGATCAACTACCTTCGCAGAAGAATAGAAGAATGGCTACCGCTCAAGACTTATTCAATTTTGTGGTGCGTCCAGAATGAGTAAGTTAAGAAACAGAGATATTAAGCCTAGCAGGTTGCAATCTACTTACTTCCCCTTTGAGGGTGGAGTAAATATGGTAGATCCCTCCTTGGCTTTGCAGCCGGGTGAGTTAGTTGCTTCTAATAATTTTGAAATTGATATTCGTGGGCGCTATAGAAGAATAGATGGGTATGAAAGATTTGATGGTCAGACTCTACCTTCAGAGATTACCTATTACAGGATTCCTTTTACTGTTGGCACTGCTAGAGATTCTGTATTTGACAGCGCTTTCAGCACTGCATTTGATATGCAAATTCCTTCCCAAGGAGACTTGGTAAAAGGAGAGACGAGTGGGGCTATAGGTTCAATATTGCAAGTGAGTATTGAGGATGTAACAGGAGATGATGAGGCGGGCTCTTTCTCTAATTCGGATGCGGAAGGATATGTATATTTTACTGTGGTCTCAGGAACACTGGAGGATGGAGAGACTATGTTTTTTCTAAATAAAGATAGCGCTTTTGGAAGCGCATTTAATGTGGAGTATGGCTAATGGGAACACCAACAGCGTTAAGAAAGGAAAGATCAGTTCTAACTGGCACCAGTTTTGCTAATAATACTACTGGCGCCATTACTGCTCAGATGGTCAGACAATTTACAGAGTCAGGGATGGGCGGTTATGGGACTATATGTGCAAAGGCTGGCACTCCTGCTAGTCAGGCAGTAGCAACCGCTACCACTGCAATAATAGATTGGAATGCAGGAAGTACAGGGGCTGATGCGGCAGACGATACGGGAACTGTGTCTGCAACAACTGTAGGAACAGATGCTGATTTTGCTAATGACCGAATCAGGATATATGACAAAGGATTCTTCATGGTTAATTTTGGTGTTAGTTTCGCGCAGACAGGAACAGACACCGTTATATGGACATTCAGAATTGCAACATCTAATACTGGTGCAACTGCCACATTTCCGGGGTTTGACGCGGCTGTATATAGATCAACTGCTACCTTGGAAAATACGGCATCCGCCTCTGGAATAATTGACACCACTGGACACACTACTTATACAGATGTAACAGCACAAGTAAAGCATGACAATGCTGGGTCTGAAAATTTTCAGATGCATTATGGTCAGTTATCAGTCTTTAGGGTTGGTTAATGGGCGTACTCGCTACAGGTCTTTCATATGGTCCTCCAGTATTAAGAGATGCCGAAGTAGACGCATCACTTGTATCTGAACTTCAATCTGCTATTGAGGATCAACGGGCAATTATTAATATTGTCCCCGGAGAGGGGGACGTAATGGGGGTGTGGGTTTACAATGGGGATGTGTACGCTTTCCGAAACAAGAGTGGTGGCGCTACTGCTGGAATGTATAAAAGCACCTCAACAGGATGGGACGAAATAGATCTTGGAACTGCGCTTAACTTTGATGGGACAGTTGAAAATGGAGAGCCTATCCCCGGAGATACTGGAACACCAACAACTATTGTGGGCGCAAGTAGCGGAGCTCAGGGTGATCTGGCTGGGATCACTTATTACCAAGATTGGGATTTTGGCGCGGCTGGCGCTATGGTTCTAACTAATATTACAGGGACGTTCACAGATAATGAGAATCTCCAGATGCCATTGCTGGCGTTTACTTCTGGTTCCATTGAAATGACAGAAGGAGATACTATAGTTGGGGCGTCCTCTGGAAAAACGGCCACAGTTACAAGTGTAGTTATAACAAGTGGGACGATAGCGGCTGGTGATGCCGCCGGATATATATCCGTTAAGAATAATAGTGGAACGTGGACGGCAAGTGAAGCCATAAATATTAATGGGGTGGACCATGCCACTGTTAATGGCAGCAGTCAGCCAGCCAACGTAGCGGTTGCTGTGGCTGATGGAACACAGTACGCACAGACTATTAACCCCGGCGGCACGTATGAGTTTACGAATTACAACTTTCGCGGACAAACTACCGGCTTTACAATGTACGGAGTTAATACAGTAGATAATGGATTTTCTTTCGACGGAACTACATTCATAAAATATAAAACTGGAATGGCGACGGATACTCCAGAACACATATCTGCCCATCAAAGTTTCTTATTCTTTTCTTATCCTAATGGCTCTATTCAGCATTCAAGTCAGGTAACCCCAAATGTATGGAATGCTGTGACAGGTGCAGCAGAACTTGCCGTGGGTGATGATGTAAGTGGATTTTCTACGGAAGTTAATAACGTGATGTCAGTCTTCACTAGGAATGATGCATTCATGTTATATGGAACCTCTGCTGCTGACTGGGAGCTAAGGAAGTTTCATGCGGGTGCGGGCGCTATACCTTACACGTTGCAGAAGATGGATCAGACATTCTTTCTAGATGATCGTGGAATAACTTCTATCTTTACGGTTCAGTACTTTGGCGACTTCCAGTCTGCTGTAGCATCTGATAAAATTGACCCTTACATACAAAGCAAGAAGAATAGCACGGTCGGGTCATTAAGAGTTAGAGGGAAGAATCAATACCGTTTATTTTTTGATGATAAGACTGGCGTTGAAATGACGTTCATCAATAAAAAGAATCAGGGATTGATGCCTTTCACTTTGGCGCATCAAGTTAAATGTACGGCTTCCGCTGAAGATGCTAACGGATTTGAAGTATTGTATGGGGGCTTTGATGACGGCTATGTTAGGAAGTTTGATTCTGGCACGAGTTTTGATGGGGATACAGTTGGATCATTTGTGAGAAGCGCGTATTATCATTACGACTCTCCGGGTTCTAGGAAGAGATTTAGAGAGCTAAACCTTGAGATTAACGCAGACACATCAACCACGCTGACAGTTACACCTGATTATGATTTTGGTGGTACGTTTACACCTCCATCTTCTCCCGTCTCAAGCGATTACTCTGTATCTGTAACAGCAGATCAATGGAATCAATCAGATATAAGTAACAGCAGTACCGGTATAACAGTTCTCGCTTCTCAACGAGTGAAGATAAATGGGATAGGAACCAACATGGGATTAATTATCGCAAACAGTTCAATTTATGATAAGCCGATTACGCTCCAAGGGGCAATCGTGGATTTCACGCCACTTGGCGTTAGGAGATAAGTATGGCAGTAAACGGATTTTTTGAAGGCACAACTATTCCGCTAGACTATGTTCCGGAAGATCAGCGCGCTAGGTTTGAGGCCGATATTGCTGAAGCAGGGGGTGATGCTAGAAAATGGCAAAGCACTTTGTATGATATAGGTCAGTCTGCCGGAGATAGAGGCCATAGTATACATTCTGGGGAATATGGATTGAATAGATCTGTCGGTGATCGCTCTAAGGGATCGGCTGGAAAAACTTATGCTGAGTTAGCCACTTCCGGCGCTAGCGGATTCACTGATACATATGGAGACGTCAGTGGCCCAGAGGTTGGAATTCCTGATGTAGATATACATGGCTACCCATCTGACTGGACAGTAAAGAGTGTGGACGGTGGTCAGGAGATTACTAAACCCGGTTATGGGACATATTTTAAACCCAGTGGGGGAGGTGTTGATGTAGATGCGGGATCTCCATCTGGTGGAGGTGGAGTTGTAAATATGGAGCTACAACCATTTGCCTTATCCACCCTCACTGATGATATGGATTTAAGTAATGCTATAGCAGGTTTGCTTGATAAGAATAGCCCATTATTTAAAGCGGCGGGGACTGCCGCTATGCAGAGGATGGCTAAACGAGGAATTGTTAACAGTTCCCTAGCATTTGGAGAAGTGGAAAGGTCTATACTTGATGTGGCTATGCCCATCGCTAAAGCAGAAATTGATAACCTTATAGCCAATATGAATAAAAATACAGAATGGACAAATGCTGAAAGGAAACAGGCAAATGACTATGTGTTTAGTAAGATGCTTAAAGATATAGACAACGCAGCGGCTTACAAATTAGGCCTAATGAAAGAGGATTCTGCGTTAGCGCAGCAGAAGGTTGCTGGTCTCGCGGATATCATGGCCGCAGATAAGGCTAAACCAGATTATTGGGATGAATACATGGAGTTGCTCAAAAATATAGGGTGATAAGAAAAGCGGAGAATAAGGATATCTCTGGAATAATGGATCTTGTTAAGGAGGCGCATAGCAGATCCGTATCCCAGTTTGTTAAGTTAGATCCTCAAACGATAAGAAAGAATGTGCAGATATGTATTTTATCTGCCGAACATTTTGTTCTGGTAGTTGAATTGGATGGGCAGATAGAAGGAACATTGATAGGGGTTACCCATCAACTGTGGTATTCAAGAAGGAAACAAGCCACGGATTTATTCTTCTATGTTACAGAG